GCAGGTAGTTCACCAAGGTCTTTAACTACACGATTATACCACATAGATCATTCTTCGTCATAGGTCCATTCGTCATCATCTTCATCGGCATAATCATCAAAATCGTACTCGTTGTAAGCATTGGTTAGATAATCGCAGTTAATAGCTTTCACTAGTTCCTGTAGTTCGATTTCGTCCATGCTGTCAACCAGTAGTCCCATTAGATGATCTGCGGCACCTTGACGGTTAGCAGATGGGATATAGTCGATTAAAATGTTGTACGTTGTTACTAGACTGTCCATGTCTACGATGTCGCTCATATTAAACCTCTTGTTCAAGTGCCTCTTCTGGCTCAGTATCTACCTCCGGAACAATAGGCTCCCGATAATTTTGCATTATGGAGTCTAAACATCCGTCAGTATTGCGTTCCCATGCTTTGCGATACTGTTTTACTTCTGTGCCATCGGCTGTATCAAACTTGAGCATGTTACCTGCTTTTTGTAACATGCCTTTCTTTTCAAACAAGTCTACCAATCCACTATAAGGATCCATGCCTGTTTCGTATGGAATCTTAACTTGGACTGCTTCAAAAGGTTTTGCATAACGAGTTTTCATAACTTTACAAGCGGCACGAATACCATTCACATCGCTTACTTTGTTACCATCCTCGTCTTCTTTGAGCTTGAGCTTACGCATAGCAACCACAATGCTCGATGCATACACAAAGCCTTGTCCACCTGAGATCTTATCATCTGGGTCAAACATATCTTGTGATGCATATGTATGGTTAGTACACACCATACCAACATTGTGCGATCCAAACATATTGACACAGTTGCGTACCAATGCTGTTAGTGCTTTGGGCTTACGACCCATATCACCTTTTAGATCACCCTTGTCAAATTGATCTACGTCGGTGGGTGTGAGCAACATACCCAAACTATCAATAACAAACAATACCTTGGGTCGTTCTTCCTCAGACATACTCTTGTAGTCTGCCATGAACGTGCTAATAGTTCTAGCAACGTCGTCGATCATGCTCATGCTTAGTTTTAGCAGTTTGCTCTCGTCTGTGTCTACACCTAGTGCATGTAACCATGCTTCGTCTAGTGCGTTTTCACTGTCTATAAGAACAACAAAAATACCTTGCTCTTGAGCATTCTTAACAATGTTGCCGGAGACAAAGTAACTTTTGCCTGCACCGCTCTCGCCAGCAAATACAGTTACCTTACCCATAGGAACTCCCTTGTCAAACTCTCCGCTGACAAGATAATTTAGTGCATAGTTTCCTGTTGAAACCCAATCTGTGGGATCGTGGAAACCAATAGTCAATCCGTTGATTGACTTTGTAATATCTTTACGAAATTTACTTACGTCAAATGGTTTAGCCATATTTTTTCCTACCTTATTAAAAGAATCTGCGAGATCTCGCTGGTTACCGAATGGAGATTTTTGCCGGAACTCGCAGTATAATATTCTTTGTTTCTACTTAGCTAGAAGCTTGTCTGCTACGAATCATAGCAAGAATATCTTCAGTCCTCTTAGTCGATCCGCTTTCTTCAGTTGCAGGTTCTGCAACTGGAGCAGTTGCAACAGCAGGCTCTTCAGCTACTGGCTGAGGTGCTGGTGCTGGTGCTGGTGTCGCTTGAGGTGCTGGTGCTGGAGTACTATCTTTCGAAGTACTATTTGATCCGCCACCTTGAAACCCACTGGGCTTGTAGTAAGATGCAAATTTGTCAGGATCATAAGCCTGACCGTCAACTGATGCTTCAAACATTTCTGTTAGAACCTTTAGTTCAGTTTCGTTAGGCTTTTTAGGTAGGAAGTCAGCAAGGTTATGCAAACCGTATTGGTCAACTGCCGCACGTTCTACTTCAGTAAGTGCAGATTCCTTACGAGAATACTTAGAAGTGCTGTAGTCAGCATATCCACCTTTGCTGGTCTTAACAACACTGAAGTCTAGACCACGCTCGTAATCAGTTGGAAGTTCTTCCATCTCTGGATCCATCAGAGCCGCTTTAACAATGTTAAAGATCTGAGGACTAATAATAAACCTACGGATTGGATTCTCAGGCGTTGAGTCGTCTGCAAGTGAACTTTCACGTACAAAGCCTTGGAACAAGTAAGAACGCTTCTTCCAATACTTACGACCCATTTCCTCAAGACTTGAGTCTTTGAACCATGTACGTACTTCTGCAAGAATAGGACAACTATCGCCCCACATCTCTACGCAGGGTACCTGTACAATCTGAGGTTTGCTATTAACGTCTCCTTTGATCCCATTGAATGGAAGTCGGATCATGTTGCGCTCTACCCAAAAGAAATCATTCTTTGTGTCAGAGTCTGGAAGGAAAC